TTCAGCAGTTCCTAGCAATGTCTACAACGACTCCCATCTACCTCAACACTACTCTGACGGTTTCCTTGTAGCAGTTGAAGAAGTCTATCTAGGTGCTTATGGCGGTGGTAATTGGGCAGCAACCTCAAACTTGACCTTTAACATAGTCTTAGAATGTGAAGTAATGACCCTAACTCAGTCTGCGGCAATGGCATTGGCACTATCACAACAGTAAGGTGATGGTAATTGACACCAGAACAACAACAACGGTTAGGCAAATTGCTAAGCATGGGTATACCACTTCCATTGGCATTCCCCCTGGCAATGGATCCAACTGGTAGCGCACGGGCAATCGAACAAACAAATGTTGATGTCAACAGAGTTCTAGATCGTGTGGGCGCACCGGACATTCCTAAAGTTGTCAAAAGAAAAGCAAGCGCATATTCTAAAAAATACAAAACTGCATTTAAGAAAGTAGCTAGTTCATACAAGAATAAGAATGGTACTTGGAAGAAAGGCGGTTTCAAGGCAGCAGTAAAAGCAGCACACAAGGCGGTGAAGAAATGAAGAAAACAGGTCGTAGCGTATATCTTAGTGGTGAAGTCCAATTCTCTGAATCTGATGCTAGTTTAGCAGGACAGACTTATTTTCAAAACATTATGGTTGATGAACGAAGAGGTTACGCATACAAAGTAACTTTTGTATCTGCTTTTCCTCAAGTAACAATACCAGGTACTCCACACAATGTAGCATTTGCAGTTCAAAGTTTCTCCAGGAGAGAGTTGTTGAGAATGTCTACTGCTGAATTAGAATTGTATGCGGGAAGAAGACAAAACCTCGGTGGCGGAACTTTAGCAGCAAATAACCGAACTATTGCCATTTACGGTTTTGGCGGAGATCGTGCGTCGACAGAATGTAACTATCAAAATCAATATGTAATCAAAGGAGATGCAATGGTTACACAATCATTGAGTTTGTGTGTGGACATGGAAACATTAGGACAATCTGCTAGTGCTGCAAGTTATTACATAGAACTTGAAGAATACCAGGTAACTTCCGATGAAGAGATCATGTTAATTCTTGCTGAGCGTGCTGGCGATGCAGCAGGGTTGGCGGACTAATGTCAGCAGTATTAGTCTTGGTTAAGATTCTCAAGGAACTGAGGGAGATAAAGAAATGTCTCAAGGACTTGAAGCAATAGCACCAATAGACAAAGAACAGAACGAACGAATCGTTTGGTGTGAAAGATTACTCTACCTTATTGTTCTTCTTCAGTTTCCTCAACTGGCGTCGCTGGTTTGAGATAATTGTCTATGACTTTTTTGACAAACGGATCAATGTCTTCTCTCAATCTAGCTGCTAACAATAAATTTTTAGTTTCTGCCTCTGAAACAGTAAAAGAACCGTTTAATTTTTCCACAATCGCCAATTCAATCCATTCTGATCGTGATGAACGGTAAGATAATTGGGATTCTACCTCACTAACTAGTGTCTTTGGTAGATTCACAGAGATATTCTCCTTCCTGAGTGCGTGTGCTTTGCGTGGGCGGCCTAGTTTCTTCATGGTTCTTCACCTGTCAATCGAACTTCACAATTAGTACAGAACCATTCACATACTAAACAATCGTATGATGGTTCGTCAACGCCGCATTCATGGCATTTATTTGGGATAAAATCAACTGTGTGCATTGGGAATCTCATTTGATTAACCCCATTTGGTCTAGTTTTGCAAACTCTTCGATGAGTAAAATGAAATCATCAATCTGATCTCTCATCATTTTACATGCCAATTTAGGCATCGGGTCAAATACATGCCCGCTTTTTGGTATTTTGCCCCTAAATTGAAGCAATTTGTCTACTATTTTGTCATAATTAGTTGGTTCCATGACAGTCCTACGGCTGTTTTACTTATATAATTAATTGATTAAAGAAAGTATTAACCTAGTTTTGCCGCTAGGTGTTGCGTTTTCCAGTGGAAATCCCTAGCGCAGAGCATAGGCGTATAGCGACGATTACTGGTCAATTACTATATACTTCCTCCTATCATGATAGGGTATGGCTAAAAGTGAGTCCTTTTTTATCAGAGCAACAGTAACCCCAGACGACAGTGCGACATTCGTACAAACAGCAGTAGATCTATCTTCCTATGTGAATGCACTAGGAAAGTCAATCCTCAAAATTAGATCTATTGAAGGCGAATGGTGCCAATCCCCTACCGGCGCTATTCCAAACGGTGCGCCATTCATGGACGCTGGTACATCCGGCGAGGCTGTTTGGCAATTAACCACTCAATCTAATACTGGACTAGTTAGCCTGGACGACAGGACAACCATCGCAAAAGGTATGCTATGGTGCCACAATCAAGACGGTGCTTCAGCAGTTCCTAGCAATGTCTACAACGACTCCCATCTACCTCAACACTACTCTGACGGTTTCCTTGTAGCAGTTGAAGAAGTCTATCTAGGTGCTTATGGCGGTGGTAATTGGGCAGCAAC